TCTCTACTCTATCAAAGTAAGGTTGCCTAATTGGATCAACCTGTTGAAGTCTAGCAATGAAGGTTCTGTTGTATTGCAGAGTATCTTCTGTATTCTGATAAGTAAAGAATACTTCTTGGTCAATACCTTGGGTTCTGATCAAAGATAGGATTGTGCTGTGGCCTTCTTGCATTGAAAGACCATCTAGGTTAAATGAAGCTGTTCGTCTAGGTCTTTTCCTATCAAAGTACTCTGTGTTGTTCTGAGAAGTTTCCACTTCTGTATTGATTGAGTACCCTATGCTTGCACCAAACTGCATGTTCAACTTGGGTTGAAAAGCTGTACCCACAAACACTCTACCAAACTCTATATAACCAATGGGGTTACTACTATCAAATATTTCTACTAGAATTTTTCTAGGATAAATAAGTGCATCTGATTTAGCAATATGATAAAACAAAGGTGTAAAGTTTTCAATATCTTCTTGAAGTACAGTGCCTTCCCAATAATTAGAGGTTTCCCACTCTAATTCATCCTGAGAATAAACAGAAGGCCATACGTTAGTTTCACCTGTGTCATATAGTAGTTCTGTCTTTTGAATATCAGCGTAGAACCTCACCCTGATTTTAGCTGAGTTACTGAAGTTATGTGCTGCAATACTAATTACGTCAGTCTGTTTAGATCCATCAAACTCAAGTTCAAATTGAGTACTTGAGTAATCCAAGTTAGTACTTCTTGCTTTCTTAGTAAAGACTCTGTTCTTGATATTTACCAAAGGCAGAGAGTTCAGGTAACTTCCACCTGAAACAGAAGCCCTATCTGTGAAGTTAGGCCAAGCCAGAACTAATTTATTTTCATCAAGCATATTTATCCAAACAATTCTAGTTGAACCCTTGATACTCTAGCATCTAGAGTAAAACCAAGAATTATGAAATTCTTACCTAAGTTATAACCAAGCTTGTAACTTACTACATTGACAACTCTACCTAGTTTGATTTGACTAGCTACTTCGGGTGTAACTCTCACAGAACAACTTACAAAATCCCTTCTTTGTTTAACAACATCAAGAATTGAATTTGCACTTGAATTAGCTGAAGTTTCATCTACCAAGCAGGATTCTAAATTCATTTCTTCAGCAAGCAAATGCCTAACCTTGACAGAAGTATCTTCTGCTTTTGTTTCTCTGAAAGCATTAGCTAACCTAGCCTTTGTAGCATCGGGCACAGAAGCAGCTAAGTCATTCTGAGTAGTTTCAACTTTGTCGTACTTCAAGTTCACCCTGGTTACAGGAATACCATTTGAACCACAACCTGTTGCAGTTCTTTCTATATTGATTATATCACTATCGTCAATGAAGATATCCTGTGTACTCGGGATAGAAACCTTCTTGAGTCTAATCTGAGAATCTTCAAAGTACCAGTAAGCACCAAAAGATAAAGCAATCTTATCAAGTAAGCTAGACGTACTAACAGAAGATTCAACAAGCAAACCTACATCACCATCTAGGCTGAAGTCGGATTTATCAGATGAATTCATTGAAAATCCACCTTCAGTACAAATCAAATCAAAGATAGCACCTGCTGAAGTCAAGGAGGTTTCTGTATCGCAAGTAACTGTACCAGTGGCTGGGGCACCAAGTCTAAAGTAGCCAAGGTAGGTAACATATTTACCTGATGGGATTGAAGTAGACAGGAAATCAGCTAATGTTGTGCTGTGAGCATGCTTGGCTAGGAGAACACCTCTGTCTCTCACCACTGTTACTTCAACAGATACAGAGGGGGAAATGCTTGTATCGTGACTTTCATAAATCAACTTTACTGTATTTACCAACGTAGGTTGTTGGTTAGATACTTTACCAAATACCCTAGGCTTCACTTTACCTTTGATATCTGTAGAGATACCTTCTAAGCCATCGGGCAAGACGTTGTTACCTGAATAGGAAGAATAAGGATGTTGTAAGCTCAGGACTTCTTGAGTATCTCTTAGCTTAACTTGAACCGAAGTATTACTGAAAGTAAAACTCTGCACAGTACCTTTGAATACCTCTTGCACTGAGTTGTTTTCATCTTTCAGATATAAGGTGCACTCTCTGCCATCTACAGCGTGGTTTGCTAAGTAATCCAAACCTCTATCCGTATTGATTAAGACAGCTTCACCATAACCAGCCTTGGAAGAACTTTTGATAAAGCTTCCTACATAAGCTGAGTTAGTGTAAAGAGCAGGTTGTTTGATTCTATCATCCCAGTAGTTATTGCTTGAATCAATATAAGATCCAGAAGCAAATCTAAGGGTGCTTGGTTGGTTGAGTTCGTTCAAGGACTCAATCTTCAATAGCCAGATTCTTGTTGTTTCATTCATACAAAATCCTTGTGTTGATTTTCATAAAAACCTTTTATACAAAAAGAAAAAGAGAAGGGAATTAACCCTTCCCTTGTTCAGAGGTTTACTTAACCTTTATTGTTTTCAAGCAGTTGCCTCAAGTCTAGCTGCTGTCTCAATACCTTCTAATCTTTGTTCAACTTCGGAAAGCTTCTCAATGATCTTTAGGTTACTTGCTTGCTGTAGTCTAACAAGGGCACCAAGGTGTCTATTGCTCTCTACAAGCCTCTCAGAGACTTCTTGGCTACCTACCCCTACAGATTGCACACCAAGAGATCCTGAAGAGGTTCTGGTAAGAGGTAAGATACCTTCTGCGCCAGCTTCTCCCATTAGGCCCATGTTGAACAGAGTAGGTTCTTTAACTACACCACCAGAGAAAGCCGCCCCCTTGGCAAAAGCTGGAACTCCACCTGCATCAGTAATTTGCTTACGCAAAGCATTAAGTTTAGCTTCAGTATCTTGGGAACCGATATCACCGGCAATAGAATTCTGATAATTCTGTTGATTTTGTAAAGAATCAAGAACTCCTGTAAGAGCAGCTAAATCTGCTAAATATTTAGCAAATCTTGTCTTATATGTAACTGCGTTGTAGAGCGAATTAGAAGTACCGCCTTGCACTCCACTTTCTTTAAATGCATCAATCTTTGATAAAGACTCAGCAATTTGAGAAGTGAGCCCATCTGCTAGTGATTTAGCATTTAACTTAGCTAAAATACTAGATGCTTCATTGTTAGCTTTTACAATCAAAACCTGAGAAGGATTCACAGGGGTGCTGGTATCAACAGGATTAGTTACATTCCCATAACCAATCAGTTTCTCTAAGTTAACTACAGTTAATTGACCTGATTCATTGATCTTAGCAAGGATACTTGAGATATCTGTTAAAGAAGCCAGACTCCGATCTTCATATGTTCCAAGATTATCAGAACGATTAGCGATCATACCAGCTTTACTTAGAATCTCTTCTTGCAGCTTGAAATACTCAGGGCCACTAGCGTAGACTTCCTTTACCTTATCAAGCAAAGGTTGTAGGCTAGATGAAATCTTTTCAGAAGTTCCAGCTAGTTCATCACCTGATTGCAAAGCAGCAGAAGCGATTAGAGAATCAAATGATTCTTTCAAAGAACTTAATTGCTGTTCAGGAAGTTTAGTTCCATAAGTAGCAGTGAAGATACTTTCTCTTAGAGTACTTGCGGCTTCTTTTACCTTGGTCTTTACAGTTTCAATTGCTGTAGTAAAGGTATCAAAAGTAGGTGCAATCTTGACCAGTACAGCATATAGATTTCTACCGTACTCTGTATTCAAATCAAGAACATCAACCATCTTTCTGAATTCTTCCTTCGTCTTAGGAAGAGTCAAACCCTTGTCAACAGCAGTCAAAGAATCCTGCATGAGTTTTGCACTCAGTGTCATCTTTTCAGCATCTGAATAGAAAGAATCATAGTAAGTGCTGGTTGCTTCTTTAAGCTTATCAAGACCACCAAACATATCAGCTAAGGCTGAACTGGCTACAGCACCAACAACTGACACGTCGATTAGTTTCAAACCTAAGTTACCAACCATTGAATTGATTGAAGTCAAGTTCAAAGCTAATCTAGCAAAAGTATCTTTAGCTCTTTCACCAGCAACAGCCATTGAGTCAATACTAGGGATTAAGATCCTAGCAATATCATCAGACATGCCATTAAGCATTTCCTGCATCTTGGCATTATTCTCATCAGCATTCTGACCAAATTCAACTCTGACTGTTTTGCTGAAGTTAACGATGCTGTCTACAGTTAGATTCATCGCTTTGGCTGATTCAATCGCTGACAACTTCAAAGCAGAGAATGCCTTGTCAAGAGAGTTGTCTGTTTCTGAATCAAGGGCACCAAGCTTTGTACCTTTCTTGTCATCCCTGAATAACCCACCCTTTTGTTTCCAGTCTTGGAACGTATTACCTGAGAAACCACCAGAGTCAAAAGTACCAGAGATACCTGTAGCAGTTGTCTTCTTGGACCCCATGCCAAACAATCTAGACATTCCTGGTAACAAAATGCTTAAGTCACCTAGACCCGCTAATTTGAAATCACCCTGAACCAACTTGGCTACACCTACCGCAGCAGCAATTGGACCAAGCATGGACGCAACAGAACCAAGAGAAGCCATGATACCCGCAGAGGCTGCACCAGTACCAAGGGAGGAAGGCCCTGCATAACCAAGAGCAGCTAAGGCAGCATCTGAACCTGCGGCAGCACCCGAAGCTGCACCAGCGATTCCGCCTGAACCCATACCAAAGAAATTGGCAACAGAAGCCAGAGGATTATTACCTAGACCAAGCATACTGGTCAAGGAACCAAGGACACCGTTAGAACCTCCACCAGTCAGATTACCAACTAGACCGCTAACCAAAGCTTGTACAGTAATGGTAATCGGCTTCTTCAGTTCATCCATAATGATCTTGCGAATAGCTCTACTGCCTGTCTTAGCACCACCAGATAAACCTTGCATCAAAGCGTCAGCAATCTTATTAGAGAATTCCTTAACTTCGTTGCGGTTTAGTTCACGTAGGGCTCTTGCAGCTTGTTCTTGAGGTAGAGTTGCAAGTAGACCATTGTAGGTTTCCATTGTAATATTTAGAGCAGCGAGTTTTTCTTTCTGGGAATCAATCTGTAAATCCATAACCAACCAAGAAGCAAGTTGGTCATATGTTGTGGTGACCATCTTCTGCTGCATGCCGATCATACCTTGTAGATTAGCTTTAGCAATTTCAGCGTCAGCAAATACCTTCTGCTTTTCTTTACTCAGCCTATTTCGTTCATCTGTTTCAGCCTTCAGCATAGCAATCTGCTTTTCAGTCAAACCGATTGAATCAATCTGGGCTTGTTCTGAAGCATCTCTTTCAGCTTTAAGTTCTACTTCCTTGTTAATCAAGTTAGTGATTTCTTTATTCAGCTTAATAATCTCTTTACCAGCTTCATTAATATCCTTACCCAAGCGAGTAAACAAATCAATGCTGTTTCTGTTGTTCAATTCATCAATCTGAATACCAGTAGTCTTTAAGCCTTCATTAAGTTTCCTGATGTAGTTATCTCTACTTTCAATCATCTTTTTGTTAGCTTCACTGAAACCTTCTTTACCTGATTGTTCCTTGACAAATCGAGCGTAATTTTCATTAGCCTTCTTAATCAGGTCTTCAGTCTGTGCATTTACTTCAGTGTAGTACTGATTTGCTCTTGCACTTTCAGCTTTATTAGCTTCGTCAGCAATTTGGTATTGTTTCTGGAATAACTCAGCACCAACTGCACCAGAACTAGCAAGTAACTGCTGCTTAGAAGTTTCACCTTCGCGGATGGTCTTCATTTCAGCCTCGTAGCGCTTCTTTAGGTTTTCAAGAATAGCATCGTTTTGAACACCATAGCCTTCGGAAGTAGCTTGTTTGGTTGGGCCCTTTTCTTTTTTGTCGATAGAGTCTACACCTTCTTGGTACTTGCGCTTTAGTTCTGTAACCATATTGAGAGTAGCATCACTCGTTCTTTGTACAGCTTTCTTTCTATCTTCAAGAGCTTGTTTAAGTCTAGCATCTTGTTCTTGAGGGGGAAGACCTAGATCCTTTATTGATTTAACTGATTGTTCGTAGTTAAAGTTATGAGTTTTAATCTGCTTATCGAGACCATCATAGAGTTCTTGACTCTGCTTTAGATAGTCAGCAGATAAGCCCTTCTTAGAATGCGTATCAAAACCAGAATCAGCAAGCATTTGTTCAGGAGATTTTGCCTGCATTTGAGCAGGGGTAAGTTTAGAACGGAATTCTTGTTCTGCTGTTTTGAACTCGTCCTTGTTATATTGTTCGATTCCCTTTTTTAGAGTAAGTTCAAGCGCTTTATTATCAGCAAGTTGTTTCTGAATCCTTCTGATTTCACCTTCCTTACTTAGACCACCAAGTGCCCCTGTTGCTAGATCATTTAATAAAGAACCATCAGCCTTTTTACCTGACATTACATTTGACAGTTGAGCACCTAATTCTTGACGTTCAACTGTCAGTTTCTTAATCTTATCATTACCCTCTTTTAAACTCCTAACTTGGGTTTCTTGTGCGTTAACGAAACTAACTACACCAGCAGCTAAACCAATACCCACAAGTGCAAGTCCGATTGGATTTGCAGCAAGGAAGGCAGCAAAGCCAGATACTGCCGTGAAAATTTCAGTGTACCCAGCAGCAACTGCAATTAATTTGGCAGCTAACCCGCCAATCAAGGCAATTGTACCTGCTGCTGCAAAACTTGATATACCTATGATAACAGCAGTCATCCCTGGTCCGGCATCTGACACGGCTTTTACACCTTCAGCAACACTGAGAATTGCGCTGGCAAGTTTTCCAGAAATACCAGAGGCTTCATCCATCTTAGCTACAAGCAAAGTAAAGTTATTCTTCAGAACAGTAGTAGCACCTTCAACTGTTTCAGGCATCTTCTTCAGTTGTTCATTCAGCTTGTCCAGTGACTTGATCATTGCTTCAGTCATCATGGTGCTAGTAAGCATACCTGCACTGGACATGAGCATAATTTCTGCTCTAGTCTTACCAGTTTGCTTTTCAAGGACTCTTAGAACTTCAGGTAAGTTTTCTGCCAATGAACGGAATTCATCACCATCAAGTTTACCCTTAGCCATTGCCTGAGAGAATTGCAGCATGGCACTAGAAGCTTCTTGAGCACCTCTACCAGAGATTCTAAGCATCTTGGTTAGAGCTTCAGTTACTTGAGTAGCTTCCTTAACACCTTTACCCATCGCTGGCATAATAGGTACTAAGCGAGTGAATACAGTAGTAACAGCTTCAATTGGTGAACGAGCATCGTTAGCAATCTTTACTAGATTACCGAAGTCTCTCTTGAAGTTTACAGTACCTTCACCAGCAATATCTAATCTGGACTTCAGCAGCTTCATGTCATCTGCTGTCTTGATGAAGAAAGCACCAGCCTGAACAATACCTTGGATACTCATGTAAGCAGCACCTAAAGCAAGGACTTGAGTAGTTAAACCTTTGATCAGATCATGCTGGAATTTCAATCCTGCATTACCTGCATCCATCTTACCGAATTCGGCCTTGATCTTGTTTAGTTCTTCAAGAGAAACACCAGCTTCTTTGGCTCTGCGTTCTAGTTCTACGAACTGATTGATCGTAGTTCTAGAAAATACACCTTGAGAGTAAAGTTCTTTAGTTGCAAGCTTAGTTTGACCTACTTTTTCCAAGTAGTCATTGAAACTTACAGTAGCTCGGTGTCTTGCTGATTGCTCTTTCTCATAAGCTTTTACATGAGCGTCTGCTGTTTGAGTGGCTGATGTACGCAGTTGCTTATATTCTGATTCAATAGTATTCATTGATTGAGCAGTAGCAATGAATTCCTTACGAACTTCTTCTTGCTTTGCACTAATCTGAGATTGAGTGAGATTGAACTGCTTACCTTCGGCTTCTACTTGGTGCAATGCTCTACCGAGATCCATCATTTGTGAACGTGTCAAAGCCCCCGAAGTACCGAAGTTCTTCAGGAGTTGTTGGCTTACTTCTAGTTCTAATTTAAGCTTACGTAATGCACCAGTGCTACCGTCAAAGGCATCCCCCTTTTGCATCTTACGCATTCTGTCGAATAGCTCATTGAAATTCGACAAGTCGCTTGCTGTGGCTCCTAGGTTCTTAGCTAGGGTTAGCATCCCTGCTTCTACTCTAGAATTACCTTGTTCTACGAATTCAACCTTTGATGTGTAGTCAACGTACATCTTGACTAACTTACCCATCGCATCTGATTCAGTGCCAGCAGCCTTGATCTTTTTCTGTTGTTGTAGTTCTACCTTAGCAGAGCTTTCAGCTTGCTTGATATTAGCTTCAGTAACGGCCTTAGAAGCCTTTGCATTGTGTTCAGCAGCTTTAGCATCCTTCTCCCTAGCCTGGGCTAGTTTTAACTCAGCAGCGGCGTTTAAATCAGCAGCCTTGGCTGATTCCTTAGCTGCAACAGCTAGATTCTTTTCTGAAATAGATAAATCCTTGGTTACTTTACCAAGATCACCTGCTTTCTTAGCAAGAGCATCCAATTTATCAGCAGCTTCTTTTAGCTGATCGGTATTGACCGAGAATTTTAAACTTGCTAGTTCTAGCATATTTCTTCCTTAGTTATTATTTAAACTAGTTTCCTATTCGTTTATGACTCTAAGAAAGAACCATAAAAGAATAGCCCTCAAAAGAGGGCCAAATGTCATTCTATGATGACTTATTGTTTACTTGGTTTGTTATGGTGCTTCAGAGCAATTCTATCCAACTGCTTTATAAGGCTGATTTCCCAATCATCCGGTTGTACATTATACAACTTAAAGAAAGCTTGCATATCAGAGAAACTAATTGGATTAGCTTGCATCCCTGATTGTCTACTTGAGTCAAGTTGCAGAAACCATTCCCATACATGCAAGCAAGAATTAGGAATAGGATCAAAGTGCAACTCTTCCTGAATCTTCCCTGATT